CTGATCTTCCCCGCCTCAGCATTTCGGATCTCGATCCGTCGTACACTCGCGCAGCACCCGCGATGCGTCGACGCTTATGCGTGGCGTCTCGCAAGACCAGGGGAAGTATATGAGACGCTCGATCCGATTGCCAGTATATACTTCTGTGAAGCCGCAGGCTGGGATTCGGCGCACGGTCCCATCCGGCATACGCTAAGAGAATTCGTCGACAGAGTGATCCTCGTAGAGAACGAGGAGCCTTGACGCCGAAACGCCTCCTCTATGCGGCGCGAATCGAGGTTTCCATGTTAATGGCGTCGGGCGAAGCGTCGAAGACTCCGAATTAAACAAAAACCGTGATCCGAAGATCACAACAATGCAATCAGTTTATTTCGCACCATCGCATCTTGACTCCCCAATTATCGACACGAGCTTGCGCGTGTATGAGGCTTATCGAGCTTGGGCGCAAGACGCTACGCTGGTGGAAGCCCCCGACGTGCCTACCACGGTCGAGAGTCTCGCGCTCTCGCCGGAATTCCGAACGAGAACACTCGCGAATCTTCAGCGCGTCATCGAGACCGCGAGATCGCATCTTCCTTACCGAATCGAATTGCCTCCAGTCCTCCGACCGGAGCGATACCCCTCTTGGTACAACGTGGTCCCGTCCGTAGACCTCCGAGAAACCACCGATCTTGAGCGAGCTGAAAGAGTCGCCGCCCCTGTTATCGAGTGTTTCGACGAGTGGTGCTGCGAGCGCTCGGGAATCGAGTACTCACCTGGAGTGGCCCCCCGAGCCGGCGCGGAACAGCGACTGTATCTCGCTCGTTACAGGATTTACAAGCGAGTCGTCGACAAGTACGTTGAGGCGCGCGCAAGCGGATCTCGCGACCCGGTCCGCATCAACGAGCCAGAGATCCGCGGCGTGATCTCCTCGGATCTGTGCATCGTGTGGGCTCCATTGGCGGAGCGGAGCGTCGTCGTGATGACGTACGAGCAGCTTCTGATGATATCAGATTGCTGTATGTGCCGGTACAACGCGTCCATGGCGATCCTTTACCTATACGGACCGGAGTCGACACTTCATCGCCGTATGGAGGAGTCCACTCGCTGGCAAGAAGAATGCCTGACTCGGTATGGAAATCTCGGTTTCGAGATCGCCAAGAACACGGAGGCGCTCGCTCTGACGTACCTCGCGCGCTCAGCAGACGATGTCATGTCCGGACCTGGAGACTCATACGATGATATGGTCGCAAAAGTCGAGCAGAAGGAGTCGGACATCCGCGAGAAGCTCGGGCTAGAAGCGAGCGACTCACGTCGCCAGTCGCTCGCCGCGCTATACGAGACGACCGTTCTGGCGGGCGATCCGGAGCCGTATGTCGTCACTGAGCTCTTCGGAATTCAGAAACTGTGCGGCCACCCGCTGATCGACGTTCGTGTCTCAGGCCAGAAAGCGAGACGGATCGCTAAGCTCCCCGACGAGACGCGTCCTGCCGCGCTCTTTGACCTTAGTCATCAGTTTTGCGACTCCTTCGTTCGGGGGTACATTTCCCGATACCACAGATGGCCGCCTATATCGTTTTCCGGGCGGAAGACCACCCTCGAGCGCCTGCGAAACTCCGACTCGCTGTCGTTTCCTGAAGGCGCTTATCCGCTGACCGACTGGAATTACGCGCGACTTCAGAAAGTTCTCGACCTGGAGTATTATGACGACTATCTCGAGCTCATCGACGACAAGTCGATCTCCTACCTGCGTTCGGAGACCCATCTGGCCTGGGACCGCGGACACGCATCGACCGAGAGGCGTCTCGTCCTGGAGATACTCCGGCGCCGTGAGTTCTTCCCTCGCGCGATGGTCGACGCTGTCGAGCGAGATGAAGTCCCGAACGATCACTACGTCTGCGTCACCGTGCCGAAGGAGAAGGAATTCAAGACCGAGGCTCGGATGTTCACTATGATGAGTCTCGAGATGAGGTGTTTCTTTGCGTTGCTCGAGGCGAACATCGCTCGCGGAATCCTCCCGTTTTTCCCGGAGGTGACGATGACCGACTCGAAGCAAGACGTCCATGAGCGGTTCCTGATGACCACACGCCCGAACCGCCGCGCCGTGTTCGGGCGCGTCATAGCGACAATCGATCTCACGTCTTGGAACGTCCGATGCAGGAAAGGGCCTGTCAACGCGATCGGCTACCAAATCAATCGGCTATTCGGTCTTAAGCGCTCTTTCACTTTCGTTCACGAGTTCTTCGAACGCTGCATGATGGTCATTCGCACGGCGGGGCTCAGACCGCAGACGATCGAGAGAGACGCAGTCGCCGAAGGCGATCTCGTCCACTTCGGGCATCTGGGAGGGCTCGAAGGGATCGCTCAGAAACTCTGGACGGTCATGACTGCGACGCGTCTGCGCTCCGGTCTGAGGTCGATGCCGGTCGCTTACACACTGTCAGAGCAGGGCGATAACGTGGTGATCGTTGTGTCTTACCGTCGACGCCTGGAGATTCCGGAGCACGACGACGCTCATGAGGTCGCGAAGGAGGTGATCGAGCGCTGCGAGAGAGCGATGGCCGATATCTTTCACGAGATCAAACCAGAGGAATGCATCGTCTCGGAAAGCATCCTCTCGTACTCGAAGGTTGTCTACGTGCGAGGCGTCGATTATCCGCTCTCGATCAAGAGCCTCATGCGTCTGACTCCGACGTCTTCACTCGATTTCCCTTCACTCTCCGCGTTCATCGCCTCGATATTCAGCGGGGCAGTCGGCGCGGCGGAGTCGTCGAAGCGTCCTGGGCGATGCTACTGGCTCGGCTTGTTCCACGCAGCGATGTATCTGGTCGAAGCGAGCTGGGGGCACGGGGTGTACGGGCCGCATCTCCGTTCACTTTTAGGAGCAGCTGACGACCGCGTCATCCGTACGATGCTGATCACCCCTGCTGAACTCGGCGGGCTGCCTATCGTCGGGCCATACGGCTTCGTGTACAAGGGGTCTGGAGACCCGCTCTCAAAGAGTCTTGCGTCGCTCAAGATCTTGCAGCGTGGCTTGTCCGAGGCGCGCGATGTCATCGGCTTTGCTCTGAGCGACGCCGCTTATGCGCGAGAGCCTCGCCTGAGCGCGCTTCTCGCCGACCCGTACGGACTGCCGATTGCACGCCCGAGCTCTGTTAGTGCCTCGGTGGCGGACGCGTCCCTTGGGTTCGTGCGAGCGACTTGCGCTAACCGAGAGATCAACGCCGCGCTGAGCTACGGCTCCGAGAGCTTCGAAGCCGCGCTAGTGGAATCGCTTCGGGCTCTTCGGCCCTTCAACCCGGTCATTGCGCGAGATATCATAGACGCATCCGCGGTCGGGACGGTCACTGCGATCCGGAAGATGTTCTTGCAGACACGCACGCTCCAGACGGTCGCGAGAGCAGACGACGAGGAGAACATCGTAACGACGATGCTCGACGCAGGAGTGGGTGAGGCGCAGTGGGCGGTCTACCTGGCGCGATCGGTCCGCGGATACGATGGGACGTTCAGCTCACTGTATCATTTCGTCGAGGGCCTCCGAGCAAGATGGAATACCACCTGCCCGGTCATCGAGGGCGTGACGTCATACCTTCCGATCGATTTCGACGTTGTCCCTGGGCTGGCGTCGACGACGCCGGGAATACGATCGGAGATGATACCGCGATCGGCGGACGTTCTCTATACGCGCGGGCCGAATCCGGCGTACCTCGGAAGCAGCACCCGCGAGAAGCGGTCAGAACACGGCTACAAGATAGTCGGACACGGCGCCGCGGCAACCGCCGCCAGAACGATACAGCGGATTATGAGCTGGAGCGCAGCGGAGGAGAACTTAGAGGGGCTGCTCGATTACGTGTCCCTGTCGCGCTGCGGCGTTCGTCTGAGCGAGATCCGGCCTTACGTCGCGGGAGTTCTTGGGGGAGATGTCGGGCATCGGTACGCTGCGAGGATAGGCGATCGAGGCTCCTCTCCGCTAGGGTGCAGCATCGCGTCGACGCATATGACGCTAGACTCTGATCGCGCCGGGTTCTTGTCCGCCTCGACGATTGACTATCCGGTGATGTTCCAGGAATATCTGTCAGAGCTCGTCTTTTTGTCCGCCTACGCCTGGGATCACGCCCGCGATGACGCGCCTATCTCGTTCGTCATTCGTATCGGCGACCGTCCGCTCGTCCCTCTGCCGTCCGACCGAATGCGGCTCCTCTTCCCGGCCGCAGTAGGAGGCATCCCGCCGAGAATACGACTTGTCTGCAGCGACGGGGTCGACCTTGTGAGAGTTTCCGGCGCCATCGACTACGCGCCGCTACGAACGGGGTGCGCACGCGCCAAGAGTATACGGTTCGCCGCACTTGTCGCTGAGCTTCGCCGAGCCGGCCGCGTGGACAGTGCGATCGCTGGAGTGCTGGAACGCACCGTGGCGAACATCCGTCCGGAGATCGGTCTCGTGGAGCTCGTCGGCATGGGCTTGTCAACCTTCGTCGACGCCGCGGCGATCTGTGTCATAGAGCTTCGGAACGCAACGATACGGTCATCAGTTCACTCGAACCGGATTAGTGGAGTCGAGATCCGGGCAACGAAGAGAGCGGCCTTCCTGTACGCGGCCTTCCTGAGTAAGCATCTGCGACACCCGTCCCTCGCGAAGGATCCAATGAGCCGTCTGCTGACTGAGAGCACGTCGCCGGCGTACATGGACCGGAGCGCGGACGAGCGAATCGTCGCCGGTATGATACTGTCTCGGGCGACTCGAATGCTAGCTAACGGTCACTCAAAGTACTATCGAACTCCCGAGGTCGTGTTTGCGTCGGACACAGGCGACGCGTTATTGGCCGCGGTAATCCGTCTGCTTCGGAAAAAGGCGCTCCAGGCATTCCGGCTCGGAATGGTCTCGATCGACGACGCGAACTTCATCGTCGGGTCGGCGATCCTACGCCTCGCTCGAGAGGAGCTCGTCGACGAAGCGCCTAAACTCGACTTCTTCCGACGTTGCTTACACTCGTACGACGTCACACCTCGAGGTCGTGTCTTGGTCTCGGAGAACGCGAGAGCGCTCGCGGTAGCGATCGCCGACGGAGACCACGGGTCTCGAATACAGACGTCAGGAAGCTCGTCCGCGGAAGTCGTTCGAGGATATCGGGGGATAATGCGTCGCGAGTTCTTAGTGGAGTCCGATCGTCTTCCTGGTCCGGAGGTCCTCGCTATGACTCTCGATGAGTTCGTGACCGTGACGATCCCGCGTCGCGCGCCGTCTTCGCTCGAGCTCGCTATGTTCCGATATGAGGCCTCTCGCGGCCGAGCGTACGATCTTTGCTCGGGCGCGGCTGACTTCTACTGGCCAATCCGCGCGACGTTCGCTGGTCGTAAGGTCGTAATCGTCGGATGCGGGCTCGGGGCTGCAGCCGCCGCCGCGTACCATGGGGGATCGCTCGAGGTCATCGGGCATGATCTGCGCTCCGATCTGCCGGTCGACACTATGACCGACGCCTATTTGCCGCCGCTCGTACGCCTGCGTGGGGCCGGGAGAGGGTTCCGGATGAGTGAAGCTTGTCGCTCGACGTCGGGGGACTGGTTCGACGCCTACGCCGCCGACACTCTGCTGACGGAATCTCCTGCAGACGCGCTGATCGTTCTGGATATCCCGAGCGACCGAGGGCGGTCGTTCGAAGTCTTGCCGCCACTGATACGGCGGCGCGCGATCGCCGACGTTCTCATACGGACAATCGGCACGGTCTCCGAGCTGGCGGATCTCGTGGGGTACGCGCGACGAGCGGGGACGTGTCGGTCGGTGTTTCAAGTGTTCGAGTACGGCGGAGTAGTCGAAGCCGGGGTCCTGGTCTCTTTAGCCGGGACGCGAGGGCCGCGCGTGTGGGAAGCAGCCCTCCCTCGCAACGTCCTTCAGGTCGAGCGAGTGCGGGGGAAGAGCTGTCTCCAGCGTCTCGTTCTCTGGTTATTCGCCCCGGGGGGGATCTCGATGGCCGGTACGGCTCGCGGAGCTGCGCAAATCGCTCTCGACACTACAGTCATGCTGCGGCATTACGCGCAGGGAAGACCTTCGTTCGACGAATGGTCTGACGTCATCGAGTCAGCCGTGGCCGCAGAGTTCTTGCTACGCGACAGCGAATCCGATCGCCGCGAGATGATACGTCGAGCCGTCGAATACCCGTTCATGTACTGCGTCGCGCTAGGAGACAATCCGGTCGCGTGCACGGCGAGCCTCATACGAACACTGACTCGGCTTGCACCACGTCTGATTGGAAACGAGGATGTCCGCTGCATGGGGGATGTCGAGCTGGCTATTTGAGCAACCGCGGTAGAGGCCTAGACTCTTTGGCGCCCGAGACCCGTTTCGACCGATTTATCAAAAACCGTCGTACCGTTGACTCGACGCGCGACGGTCAGTCAGCGAGCGCGAGTACGAGATAGGTGCGGGCGCCCTACGAGTTCGCGACGAGCGCGAGAGGTTGGGTCGTTCCTAGTGTCGACGGGAGGAGGGACCGGATACAGTGCCCCCTCCACTATCTTCTCCGAGGATTTCGGGTCGATGGTCCGGTGTTGGTTATATGACCGCCGACTCTTT